GCCACCCTCGCAGGCTCTGTGACAACCCACGGGTAATTTACGCGCGACTCGCGCGGGACTCAAACAAAACAAACACCTGAATTCCCTACCGGCCAAAATGGCCCCTACTCTGACCGCCGTCGCGGTCAGCCGATCCATGACGCGGGGTAGTGCGTCCGTAAGTCCAGTCCATGGACGTTTACGTCAGGCACTGCCGAAGCCGCAGCCCACTCTGCATCCGTGAATTCCCCACATGTGACACGAGCTAACGCCTGCCACTCATCCGGCTTCACACCTTCGAAGTCGGGAAAAGGCATGTCGTTCAACGTGCGCGAGCCATGTGTGGGTAGCTCTCCATAGAGGGCGAGAAATTGTTCACGTACCATTTCGTCCGTGACGGCGGCTCCACCCTGGTTTGCATCGTACACGCCTTTACAAAAGGCCCAGAATGGTTCACACCGCGCGAACTCCCGTCCCAACGTCGCCGCGAATATCCGTGTGCAGGTCTTGCGCTGCTCCGGAGTGACGGCGGTTGTGGTCCATTGTTTGGTGTTAAGCAGACGTTTCATCTCAGGGCACGCAACAAGTTCGTCGCCCTGATAGACAGCTGCGTTATTGTGGAGCAAGATGTCGTACCCCACAACGCGAGCGTAGTCATGGCCAGTCTCAGACTTCCACAGGAGCTTGGGCTTCCATCCCCAGCGCCTGAAAAAGTCGTCGATCAGAGACGGCCCTCCCTCGTAAGCCGGTAGCCACACCGCTTCTTCCACTCGGCCGACTGTGTCGTCGCCTTCAAAGACGAGCCGGGCCAAGTACTTTTCGCCGTCGCGGGCGCTTATGTAAAACAAACTCTTGCCCCTGGTCTTGATCAAGGACTGGATGGCCTTGTCCATGTGTTCTGGTGCGACCAGAAAAGATAACCAGGCGAGTAAGTTTTGGAAGAAGTTGCCGGACGATGTTAGTCGGTCACCCGATTCTCGCATCGCTCGCGGCAAGGATAGCTTGAAGGTGCGTCGCTCCCCGGCCTCGTCTTTATAGGTCATTGACCAAACGACGCTCTCGGTGCGATCGCAGAGAACTCGCTTAAAGAGTAACGAGCCCGACTCCTCCAAGCCGACGAAATCGGCTATGTGACGCAGGATGCGGCATTCAGCAGCCTTGAGCTGCTTAGAAATGCCAAACTCAAACGCCGTGAGATCGTTTTCACACCACTTCCCCCTCTGCATCTCAGAGAGG